AGTTACAGAGTCTGCTGCAACTTGAAAATTAGTTCCTACTGTACTCAATGAAGCAGAAAAATTGGGTAATACATTGCTTGTGAATGTATCCATCGCGCCTTTAAAATCACCTTTCATAGCTTGGGCCAATGCCGCGAAAACTGACTGGCCCATTTTCTTTATGTTGGTTAAGTTCTTTATGAAGTCCTTTGTGAAACTAAATACAGTTCCAGCTAGACCTACAAAGGCTTGACCAAATGTAAACAATGACTTAGTCATAGCAAAAACAAGCATGCCAACGCCTTTAATTCCACTAGCGATGGCAAATAATGATCTCCCTAAAGTATTGCCTTCGGCTACTGCGTCACCCATAGATTGAGTGTTGTCGTTCATTCCATTTACGAGGCTTTCTAAAACTGGAAGCATTTGAAATCCTATTTCCTCTTTAAGATCCCCGAAGTTGTTTTTTAATATAGCTAGTCTGCCGGAAAATGTTTTACCAGCGCCCTCGGCGATTCCAGCATAATTGGCGTCAAGGACTTTAGTAATAAGATTCATCTGTTCCATTCCTTTTGTATTGTCTATCTGTTTTGCTTCCGTATCAGATAATACAACGCCATATCTTTTCATTGCTCCGGCTTGTCCACTTGTCGCTTTACCAACAGCGATAGCAATTTGTTGTAAATCAATTTGTTCGCCTGTATTTTTTTCAACTGCTGCCGCCATATCCAAAATTCTAGGTGTCAATGCTTTAATCTGATCCCCATTAAGTTGAAAGGTTGCAAGCATAGATTGAGAAGATATGATTTGTTCATCTCCGAACTTAGTAACTTGTTGTAAAGCACTAGCCTGTTCTGTCAACGCACCAAAATCTTCTCGCCTTGCAGTAGAAACATTAGCAAGAGCCGAGGCCAATCTCATTTCTTCTGCCTGTTGTAAGGAGGCTGCTTTAACTGCGCTTACACCAAAAGCTAAAACTGCTGCACCCGCTACAAGCGCCCCAGCTTTAATTTTTCTTAATTGGTCATCTGTAACTTTAAGTTTTCCACTAAGTTTTTGAAACTTAGCACTTGCCTCGTCTTTAACTCTTACCAGTATTTGTAGTAGCGATGTTTCAGCCATGTTTGTTTTTTAGTTCTCTTTGCTTCTCTTTAGCGTTTGAATATTCAGCCTCCATATTTTTTACTACCGTAACTGCCTCTAAAAACTCAGAAGGCTGGGACATATAAGTATGATAATCCCAGCCCATAAATCTGCAAAGTTCTACTATATGAAGTATTTCATCTAGTTTTCCATTCCCCTTGTCAAGTAAATTCCAATATTGGGATTCCCAATCTCTACTTATTTTTTTTTTGGTACATAATACTCAGTAGCAATCTTTTCAATGTGGTCAAAATCTTCTGCTCTCATGTCTTTGAGTCTTTTGAGTATATTTTCCTGATCTTCATCTATGGAAATTATTAGCATGCTTAAAGCCTTGTCTGCGGCCTTGTTTAGGTTGTCCATGTTCTCTCCGGCTTTGTAAACCTCTGAAATGATCTCTCTTTTTTCTCCACCTGTAATGTACGAATACATAACGATTGAATGTTTCCCAGATGGTGATTTAATTGTTTTAGTTTCTCTCATAGTCTTGGTGAACTGGGCCAGACGAACCAAGAATCATCTGGCCCAGCCCTATGTTTAATTATTTAATATGAACTTGTATTGTTTACTAATAGAATTTCATCAACCATATTATCGTCATTGTCTTCATCAGCGTGAGCTGTAAAATTAATAGTTTGAGTTGAAATTGTATCAAAAGAATTATCTGGCTCCCAAGAATTAAAGGAAACTCTTGATAAATCAATCTTTAATCTAGGATTTGAAGTGCCAATTGTTACATCGGTATTTATTAAATCCATTCTTAAAGCACGATAAGACTCTGCTAATCCTAAATCTTTATAAGTATCATTTTCATTATTCAAAACTATTGTTCCAGAACATTGAAATTGCTGGTTATGAATTTCAGTAGGTTGTACAGTTCCAATTTCGTGATCTCTTACTACATTTTTAGCGATAGTAATTGAAAATGATTTAATAGAAATTTTACTTGCCGCAGTTAATCCAGCAAGATTAGTAGCAAGTTTAAACTCTCCATGCTTACCAACGAATCTATCTTCACTTGTATAAGAAGCAGTTTGAGTTGTATCAACTGAACCTTTACTCATCCAAGATGTAGTATATTTAACTATTTCACCTGGAACGATATCAATAGTTAATGAATCAATCATCCCTAATTTAAACATAGTGTCAGTAGCCTTTGGATCATCTAAACAAAAAGTTAAAGACTGATGTTGGTTTGAATTAGATTCAGAAAAATCATGCGCCTCTGCACCTAAAACGGTTGAAGATGAAACTGTTCCTAAAAGAGAATAAAGAATTAAACCAAATGATTCAATATTTACTTCTCCGCCCATTGTTCCATCAGCATATTTCTCTGTAATAAAAGAATCTGTTGAAGCGTCAATGTGGCCATGCCTTTCTCCGGATTCTACTTTCTCTGCTTTATCGTCAAAAGTAAACTCTGTATTAGGAATCCAAAAAGTTGGAGCGACCCCAGTCCCTCTTGTTGTTTCCCTACCTATGCCGACATTTTTGCGTCGGCCTATAAATTCTGCCATATATTTATTTTAGTTAATTATTTACCTCTGCCGGTTCTTCTGGTAGGAGTACAGCCACCGCGTCCTCTATTAGCTCTACTTCCTCTACCTGAACCATTTTGTCTAGGTGTTCCCTTTGCCATATATTTATTTTAGTTAATAAAAAAAACGAACGGGTAAACCGCTCGCTTGTATTAAGTCAAACTGCTTATAGTATATTATTTAAAGTGCTTATTGTCAATAAACCCTAGATTATATCAGATGATATTTGTATATTTAAATTTACATCTAACTTTATAATTGCCTCATCTTCAATCATGCTCCACTCATTTAAGGTTGGTTTAATGCCTAAAATCATTTTACCAGTAGGCATTGAAATTCCAGAAAGTCTCTCATCTTTATCAAATAAATCCATAACCTCATCACCTAATTCATAAAGGGCTATAATTGCGTCAGGTATCCCAATCTTTTCAGTTTCAACGAACAGGCTAATTGTATAACTATAAATCCTCATGTTTTGCGCGGTGGTGTCGTAATCAGACACAACGCCGATAGGGTAAACGAGCGCTACTGGGTAGCCATCAAATGCAACGGTCGGGTCTGTTTCAACTTTTTTAATACTAGTCAATGTTTGAAGTTGAGTAACCAATTTATCTCTTAATGTTTGATATGTTCCAGCCATTATTTTACTGCTAATTGTTTAATTATATTATCGTTTGCTTTTTTGAATCTTTTTTCTATATTCTTTTTTTGCCTTACTAAAGTTCTTTCCATAAAAGGGTTTGCTTTCATATAACGAGTTCCCTTTTCTACGAACTTTGCATACTTTGCATTAGCTTGTATACCTCTTACGAAAATACCTCTATTAAATAATCTAATGCTTTTCTGTAATCTTCCAGTCCTTACTGGCACTTCCTTTGCTTTAGCATGTCTTTGTAATCCTATTGAGCTATCTACTAAAGCACTTTTAAATTCTTTCTGTACTGTCTTGTTTGATAAACCAAAATTTTTAATAGTTTTATCTAGCCCTTTTACTTGTAATTTAAGAACTGGCATCTTTTTTAGGGTTAGTTCTTTTTAAAATCATTATCCGATGTGTGGCCATAGCGAAAGAATAATCTTTTTCAAGTATCATCATCACATCATATTTATATCCGTCAGTCCCAGTAATTTGATCTCCCTTTTTTAGGTCTGTGCGAGGGTCACAATACCCAACAAATTCAGCCGAAAAAGCCTCTGCATAATCTTGTTGTTTAGTCCGACTGGCATTAATTACATGTGCGTCTATGGTAGCAGTAGCAATTTGATTCCATGTTTCATTAACTGCGTGCTTTCTTAGCCTCCTTACAACAAATTTCTGTGTATAAAAGCCTTGAATACTCATCCTGGAATCCTCCTGTATTTGTTAAGAATAGATTGAAGTTCGTCATCCATCATAGTTTCCGAAGTAAAGGTGACAGAATAATCAGCGATAGACTCTGATTGAATATTCCCACTAGTACCTCTCAATTTATAAATTGAAGCAACGAGTTTCCAACAAGCATATTCAAGATCACCTGCGCCGACATCAGATAAAAAGGTAGCTGTGTTATCAAAATCATAACCGGCAGTATATGTAACTTGATAATGATCAGGATAGGGCGTGAAAGTTAAACCGACCAATTCAATAAAGCCCGAGTCTTTAACAAAATAATATTCATCATCTACTCTATTGAAATCATTTGTATTTAATGAGGTTGTTCTTTGTTCTAAAGTAAAGGTTGCAGTTGTATCAATAGGGAATTGTTTTAGAGCTAATAAGGCAGATCCTGAACCATCATATAATTCATCAGTATAAGTAGTTTCTAAAAACCTACGATCACAATAACTTTCAATCCAATCTGTTGCAGAATTAACCATGCGCTCTAGTGCGGTGTCATCTAAAGTGTCATTTTTACCCATGAATATTTTTTGCCTTGCGACTGTTGTCAATGCGTAACTTAATAAGCTCATATTGTTTTTTTAGTTTAGCGCTGGTTAATTGTAGAGTGAGGGAACCAGCAAAACCTCGTTAAACACCTAAATATTTAGTTATTGAATAATTACCTTTCTTATCTGCTAATATAATCTTCTCTGCTGTTGTAGTTGTAAGTACATTAGAGGCCATCATTCCTGATTCCACTAGAGCATAACCAGAACCTGTATCTACATACATGTCCCAATAATTATCACTCAAAGATTCTCCATGAAGTTCAAGCGTACCGCCTACAATGGGATTTATTATCTTTACTTTATTTCCGTTGTGAGTGTCGGTGTCTATTTGATGAGTTCCTGTTAATACTTCAAAATCTGTGTCCTCTAAGAATCCAGAAGTTACATTCGCTACTGAAACACTTGTACCCCAATCGGTCTTGTATTCTACTAATTTAGCAACATCATTCCAAAGTTTAGTTCTTTCTGTGCTATCTAATTCCTTGTTGTAGTTTTGAAGATAAGCAATTTGTCCATCAAAGGTTCTACTACCTGTACTTGCACCTCCAATATAAAAATCATCTGCACCCAGAGTAGCTGAATCGTTTATCGTATCTATTAGAGTATTATTTAAATAATATTTTATATCTGTACCATCTGAAGTTATAATTCCTAAATTCCATTTATTCAAAGTATACGCATTAGCAAAACTACCATTAGTTGCTCCACCTGCACCGACATATCTAAGAGTTAAATTAGTGGTATTTATATACAGTTGATAAGTAGTTGGGCCTTGCTCCCATATTCTTCCAAACCCACCTTCACCAGTAGTTCTAGGATAAAATAATACTGCTGTTGAAAATACTGTTGAGCCAGTTGGTATATTATTACCTGCCATCAAAGTAGAACTATCTGCCTTAAAGTCTAAGACATCACCTACTATGGTTTTGCTATGAGAAATATTGCCAGTTATTGTAGCTGAATCGTTTGAAAAACTTTTGTCTGGGACTGTTACTCCTGTAGGGTTCATATCCCAAGCACCAATTAGTCCTGAGGCATTGGGCTGAATCTGAGTAGTTGCTACTGTTTTGTCTCTTGGTTTAGTAGGCCATGTTTGTGCTATTAATTCTGATGTAAGTTGTGCTGCTTCTGTTTCTGTTGATACTTCATTTAACATAACTGCTGAACTGATAGCACCTTTAAGGAAAGTTCCACCCCCTTCATCTTTGCTACCGAACTCTAGTGGTTCGTCATTATCAGAAGTATTAAGTGAAGTATTTGTTTGCGATCCAGTAAAAGCTACACTAAGCCCATCAACATATAATTTAGTAACTCCTACCCCGTCTTCAAAAGAAAATCCAAATACAGAATCTTTTCCTATTGTTATTGCAGCAGTAGAAGTAGCTTGATTAACAGCCCCTGTTCCATCTGAATTTCCAATTCCAGTCACTAATTTATTATTTGTATCTATAAGTAAATACCAAATTCTTTTACTATTTGCAGAATGAATCCTCCCAACCAACATTTGACTTGTAGAAGATAAAACAGTTTTTGCCTTAATAAAAATAGTAAGGTTCGTTACATCCAAAGAAGCGTCATGTCCACACTGGACCGTTGAAGAAGTGCCGTTAAACTGTAACCCGTCTTTGTTGAAAACTCCTGCGGTAATAGTTCCATTATTACTATTCCCACTTAAATCATCTCCAGTTCCACTACGAAAATCATGCCATAGCTTTAATGTTCCTGCTGTTATTTTTTGTTGTATTATAGAACTCATATCATAATTGGTTAATTGCTCTTAGTTCTTTTCCCGCTTCGTCTAATCTCTGCATT